TCAAGGAGATCCCGAAGTCGTTCGAGGACCTTGTCACCGAAAGCCCGGCGGACCGGCTGGCGCGGGAGCAGGAAGCGGTCCTGGCGCAGGAAGCGCAGGCGGTGCAGGCACCCCCGCCGGTGTACCCGGTCACCCAGGCCCCAGCCGGTGGCCAGTCGCAAAACGGTAATGGCAAACAACCCGCAGGGAACGGACATGGCTGAGATTTCAACCGCGGACCAGAACGACCTGCCCGACAGTGCTTTCGCGTATATCGAGCCGGGCGGCTCGAAGGACTCCAGCGGGAAGACGGTGCCCCGGTCGCTGCGGCACTTCCCCGTCCACGACGCCGCGCACGCGCGGAACGCCCTGGCGCGTGCCCCGCAGTCGCCGTTCGGGGACAAGGCGATGCCGAAGATCCTGGCGGCGGCGAAGAAGTTCGGTATCCAGGTCGGCGGCTCCGGCAGCGACGACAGCGGCCGTGCTCATGGCGGTGAGACGGAGCGGCGGTTCACCCCCGGTGTGATCGAGGTCCGGTCCGCCGCGGACGGGCAGCGGATCGGCGGGTACGGGGCGGTGTTCGACGCGTTGTCCCGTAACCTCGGCGGGTTCGTGGAGAAGGTCGGCACCGGGGCGTTCAACCGGTCCCGGGCGGACGGCTGGCCGAACGTTGTCTGCCGGTACAACCACAGCTCGGACATGGTCCTGGGCACATCAGCGTCCGGGTACCTGCAACTGTCCACCGACGGGGTCGGCCTGGACTATTCGGTGCTGCCGCCGCAGTCCCGGGCGGACATCATGGAACTAGTGGAACGCCGCGACATCCGGTTCTCCTCGTTCGCGTTCCGCTGCGCCGCCGGCGGCGATGAGTGGTCCACCACCGACCAGCATTACCCGATGCGCGTCTTGCACGACGTGGAGCTGGTGGACGTGGCGCCGGTGCTGGACCCCGCCTACCCGGACGCGACCGCGGGCCTGCGGTCGCTGGCCCGGGCGATGGGCGCCCCGTTCGACGAGGTCCGGTCAATGGCCGGCACCGATGAGCTGCGCCGGTTCTTTGTCCGCACGGACCGGCCGTCGTACCAGCCGCCGAAGCCAAGGATCAGCGGCGCGGCGGCGAAGATGAAGCTGATGGAGAAAAGGTTCGGTCCCAAGATCGACTGATTCCCGCAGGTCAACAACTGAATAGCGGTTTCAGGCAACGCAACCGAGGCCGCGCACGGCAACCATTCACCCCACCCTTTGGAAGGGAGCAGCCGCCGTGGCAAGCGAGGTTGCGAAGCGCCTGCAGGACCGCAGGCAGTCGTTGTGGGCCGAGGCCCGCAAGTACGTGGAAGACGCGGCCACCGAGAACCGTGACATGACCCCGGAGGAGCAGGGGACGTGGGAACGGCTCATGGAGGAAATGGACAAGGTAGACGGGCAGCTGGAGGGCGTGCTGACGGCGGAGAAGCGGCAGTCCGACACGGACAAGGCGTTCGACGCGATCGGCCGCCGCCCCGCCGAGTACCGCCGCGGCAGCGACGGGTACTCCCACCCGGCGGATTCGGACGGGCGGGACATCAACGCGGAGATCCGCGGGCTGATCCGCGGCGCGCAGGGCGCGGCCCGGTCGCTGGAGGTGAAGCATCAGGGCGGCACGTTCGGCATGGAGGAAGTCCGTACCTTGCTGTCGAACTCCGGCACGGGCACCGGCGTGGTCCCGACGGATTTCTATGACCGCCTGATCGCCTACTTGATCGAGGTGTCGGGGATCATGCAGGCCGGGCCGACGGTGCTGAACACCTCCGGCGGGGAGACGTTGCAGATCCCGAAGGCGACCGCGCACGTGTCCGGTGCGGTGTTCGGGCAGGGCGCGCAGATCACCTCCGGTGACCCGACGTTCGCGCAGACGACCCTGTCGGCGTACAAGTACGGCCGCACCATTTACGTGGCGCGTGAACTGATCGACGACAACTCGGTGGACCTTTTGGGTTACCTGGCGATGCAGGCCGGGCGGGCGGTGGGGAACGCGTTCGGGTCGGACCTGATCCTCGGCGCGGGCAGCACCGTCCCCTCGGGGCTGACGTTCTCCACGTCGGCGTCCCCGGGTGTGACGGGGCCGACGACGGCCACCGGCCCGACGGGGGTCAACTGGGTCACCGGCGGCCCGACGTACGCGAACCTGGTGGACATGGAGTACTCGGTGATCGCCCCGTACCGCCAGTCCAGGTCGTGTTACTGGATGTGCGCGGACAAGACGGTGGCGGTTTTGCGGAAGCTCACCGACACGGTGGGGCGGCCGGTGTGGGAACCGTCCACGGTGCTCGGGTCACCGGACCTGCTGCTGGGGAAGCCGCTGGTGGCCGACCCGTACGTGCAGTCGGTCGCCACCGGGAACTTCTCCCTGTTCTTCGGCGATTTCGCGCAGTTCTTTGTGCGATTGGTCGGTGGCATTCGCTTTGAGCGCTCGGACGATTTCAAGTTCGACACTGACTTGATCTCGTTCAGATGTTTGCTCCGCGGCGACGGGACCCTCGTCGATACCACGGCGGTCAAGTGCTTCAAGGGCGGCTGACCGGTTTTAACGCTGGCGCGTGCCCCGGGTTTCATGGGTGCGCGGGGCGCGCGCCAGGCACACTGCCCAGTTCCAAGGGAAGGGAATAACCCGATGGTGAATCTGCCTCCGCATCAGACGCCCGATGGTGGCGGCACCGACGAGCAGCAGTCGCCGCCGCAGGCCGCGGCTGGCGTGAAGATCGCCGGCCTGGATCCGACGCTGGAACCGGGGAACTACGCGGATTCCCTGTTCGGTGTCGCGCTCCCGCAGGGCACCGGCGCGCCCGGCGGCCCCGGCGCGGCGAACCAGCCGGACCCGACGCTGGAGGACGGGCAGAACTATGAGGGGATCTCCGGCCTGACCCCGGCGGAAACCGCGGACACCGGCTCCCCTGGGTCCATGGGCGCGCAGAACGTGCCGGGCGGCGCTGACACGATCACCTACACCCGGCCGGGTTCGGCGATCTCGGGGACGAACAAAACCGACACCGTGCAGGACAACATTTCCGGTCACAACGACTGGACGCAGGCGATCGACGGTTCGTACGGCGGTGGGCCGCAGTTGCCGGGGGTGGCGGGGAACATGCCCGACGGTACCGGCGCCGGGGGCGGCCGGGTGCTGCGCGGCGGCCGGGCGGTGCAGCCGTAATGCAAGACCTGTCGGGGCTGCCGCTGGCGAAAACGTCGTTGTGGGTGTCGTCGATGTCCGGCGGGAACACCACGTCGTCGAATGAGAATGCGATGTCGGCGCCGGGGTCGGTGCCGGTGGACCCGATGCCCAATGCGAAGGACACGGCGGACCCGGCGGTGGGGCCGATGGAAGACGTGCCGCTCGGCTCCCCGCCGCGGCGCATCGACGATTCGTTCACGCCGTCGCCGGTGTCGTGGAAGGGGACCCCCAGTGCCTGACGCACCAGACCCGATCGTCAGCCCCCCGGGGCGTGACTGGCAGCCGTATGACACCTCCGACGGCTCCGGCGACGCCGGCGGGTGGGCGAAACTGGCCGATAACGTGCCGGGCGGGTCGCAGGACCTGTTCTCCACGGACTTCGAAGACGGCCCCGGTCCTTGGCAGCAAACCTGATCCCGCTGTTCAAGGTTCACGTCCCGCCGCGGGAGGAACTCCTCCCCGCGCTTGAGGCGACCTTGTACTCGGGGCAGGTGGGGCAAGGGCCGCGGGTGGAGGAGTTCGAGGCCGCGCTGGCGCCGGTGCTGGGGAACCGGAACGTCCTGGCCGTGAACTCCGGCACCTCGGCGCTGCAGCTGGCCCTCCGCTTGGCGGGTGTGCGCGGCGGCAGCGTGGTCACCACGCCGATGACCTGCGCGGCCACCGTGCTGCCGGTCCTCGCGGAAGGCGCGCGGCCGGTGTGGGCGGACATCGACCCCGCGACCGGGAACATTGACCCGCTGGACGCGGAGCGGAAACTCCAGGCGGACACGCGGGCGGTGCTGGCGGTGCACTGGGGCGGCCAGCCGTGCGACATGGGCGCCCTCATGGGCCTGGGTGCCCGCCACGGCGTCCCCGTGATCGTCGACGCCGCGCACGCTCTGGGCGCCCAGTGGGCCGGTGAGCCGGTGGGGTCCCCGGCGGCGGACTTCACCTGTTTCTCCCTGCAGGCGATCAAGCACATCACCACCATCGACGGCGGCATCCTCACCACCCGGGACGCGGGAGACTACCGGCGGGGGAAACTGCTCCGCTGGTACGGCATCGACCGGGACGCCGAGCAAGCCGACGCCCGGGTGGGCGCCGACATCCCCGAATGGGGCTACAAGTTCCACATGAACGACGTGGCCGCCACGATCGGCGTCGCCCAGCTGGCGCACCTGCCGCAGGTGCTGAAGGCGCA